TGCTGCTGAACTGAAATATGGATCAACATAAACTTTATAACGACCATTCAATGTACCTACGAATGTGTTACCTGTGTCATCAATGTTTCCACCATCCATTACGCCAGCCATAGCAAGTGCTGATGCAACATCTGAGGATGTGATGATGATGTTACCTTTACCCCGGCGTGTTGCTTTTGCAATTGCATTAGCTTCACGTTCAATCTGGAACATCAGACCTTTGAACTTCTCGACTGACCAACGACCATTGGAGTCTGTGTCAAGATCAAATGTACCAGCTGTTGTTGTGTTATGAGCTGCACCATGTTGTGCACCAAGATAAATTGTCTGGACAACTTCACGATTAATCTCAGCCAAGATCTCTTGTGAAAGAATGTTAGCCAATTCTGTTTCAGCATCTAAACCATGAACGGCTTTAAGATCCTGAGCTAATTCCATTGTGTACTCACCTTTGAGTGCACGTGTTGTAGCTGTAACAGTTACCTTGTCGATGGCGAATGCCATTTCTTTGAAAGCGGGACCAGCTGGACTAGTTGTGGTTCCATAGTTTTCAAAAGTTGCTGTAGACTGACCTGCATCAGTTGCTGTAGCAGCTGGGGATGCGGCTGCATCATAAGATGTAGCTTCTGCACCTGCAGTCAAGTTAGGTGTGGCTGTTCCGTCACCAGACCATGCTGCATTTGCACCATCTACAAATGCATCTGCACCACTTTGGGAACCATACTTAGGACGCATTGCGAAAATAAGTCCTGTTGGTCCTGTCATTGGTTGAACACCACAAACATCATAAGCAATCAAGTTAGGCATTGCTCTACGAATCATGGAAATCAATACTGGGTCAGCAAATTGAACCTGTGCACCAGCACTAATGTTGTTTGTAGGAATGGCTTCTGACAACATTTGTTGACCGCCTTCTTCCTTCATAGCTTTCTCTTGGTTTTCCAAAAGTACAGCTGTGACCGCTCGCCTGTAACGATCTTTAATCTGCGGCATGTCCTCATGATCAAGGACAGGTGCCCACTTCTGTTGAAGTCCTTCAGCTAGATACATTTTTTATCTCCTAAAGATATTGTTGTTGAAAATTAATTATGTCTACTCATAGTTTTGACATATTGACTCATGACATCATTCAGCTTGGTTTCTGACTCTTCTGTTTCATTGTTATTTTCAACTTCTTCAGTCAGTGGTTGAGCCGATGTTTCAGTTTTTTGGAAATAGTTTTCTTTCAAAATTTCAAGTTTTTCTTGGTATTGAGTGTCATCCTCATAGTCAATTCCTTCTGACAATTTTGAAAGTTTCTCTTTTTCGGTTTCAGCAAGTTCTTCCGAAACAGATCTTAAAACTTCTTCCTTTCTATATTTTTTAAGTTCCCCCGACAAATCAACATTATGGTTTACTGATTCATCAAGTTTCTTTTCAAGCTCTTCGACTTTTTCAAAGAGATCGTCAACTAAGTCAACCTTCTCTTCTGGAATGTCGATGTAATGTTCTTGGAAGAGATTCTTGAGCCCTGTCATGAAGTCTTCTACTAACTCAGATCGAATACCTTTTTCGACTGCGAGTTCGTTTTCTTTCATCCACTCTTCAACAACATAATTAAGATAACCATCAACTTTTTCTGTTACTGAATTAAGATGCTCTTCCTTAGCTTCTTTGAGTTGTTTTTTGTAATCTTCCTCAAAGATACCAATTCTTTGATTTACCTCTGCGATAACTTTAGCAGAAACTGCTGCTTCAAAAATTGTAGAAGCTTTGGTTTTAAACTCTTCAGAAAGTTCTTCACCACTCATCATGGCATCAATGTCTTCTTTGACATTAAGTTCAAGGTCTTCTTTGTTGAGTTCTTTAACTTCCAACTTTTGATCTTCTTCGACCACTTCTCCATCCTCTGAATCTTCTTCAGCGATAGTAGATCCCATGATCTTTGTAAATGAATCGGAAAGTTCGCCCTTCTTCATAGAATTGAGTTGGTCATAGATAGCTTTTACCATTCCAGCTTTTGTCTTAGGAATTTCTAAAGCTTCTTCTACTTCTTCCTCTTCTTCGTCATCGGACTCTTCTTCTTCGCCCTCATCTTCTTTGACTTGAGCTTTTTCGACAATTTCTTCGTCTGAAGACTCCGCCACAGCTTGCTGTTCTTCCAGTTCTTCTTCAGACTGTTTTTCCAAAATTTCTTCAGACATTGAAAATCTCCTGTATGATTTTAGTAATTTTACTATTATTATTTATAAGAATATAAACTTTAAAGTTTGGTGATAAAGTCCTCAAAGGCATTAACGAGTGTCTGCTCTCTGTCCTTCCGTGAAGACTCATCTATTCTTGTTTTAATTTTTTGGATTTCGGCCTCTCTTAGAATACCATTATCCCAAACCCATTCTTTACCCTCCATTATCCCATGAACAAATGCGTCTGGGGCGGAAGGATCAGCAACTATGTCGGCCGCAGTAGCGAGATAAAAATCGTCTTGCACCTCTTGAATGCCGTCCTTTGCAGGTTTTAATGAACCCATACCTCTCGATGATACTCCTAATCGAGCACCTTCATCAATCAGATTCTTAACAATTTTTCCGTATGGAGTATCCAGAATCTTAGCCCTTCCCATGAAGTTATTATCAACCTCTTCAAGTTCCTCAATCATGTGAGAAACCCTTTCAAGATTGACAGTTGGACCATCTGGATGCCCCAGTTCTCCAAAAGCTCTTTTGGTCTTGATAAAACTATCAGTATACCTTTTAGCTTCTTTTTGAAGAACTTCTTTGGGATAAATCCTCCCATTTCTGTTCTTGGTTTCTGCTTGCATGAAGACACCTTCAATAAAATACCCCTTACTGCCATCCTTCGAGGCTTCAGTAAGAAATTCTATATCATGTGCTTCTTCGCTAATAAGTTTCATAAGTCTCTCCGTTATGACGATTCTGGATTTTTTGACGATGTTCTACTTCTAAAAGCATCTTTCATTTTTTTCTTAATTTCTGGCCTCATTTGTTTAGACCATGTTGCTTTTTTCAGTTTTATTAATTTTTCAGCTTTCTTCTCAATATTAGCCTTTACACCAGCTGATGCTCCTTTATATACTCCTTGTTTATCAGCAATTGCTAAAGCCTTATTTCTTACTTCTCTATCTACTGCCTTTTTTACTTTTTCTGGACTTGGAGGCTTCTTCATTGTGAGTTTACGTTTTCGAGCAGCTCTCTTTGCTGTTTTTCTCGACTGAATAGACCTCTTCATCCTTTGTTGAATAGTAAGTACTTCCAACAGTTCTAAGTAAGTTTTCATTTATCCCTTTGTGACTACTTTTCTTCTAAGTTCATCACTAGTCTTTTTGACCTTTTTTCCATCTTTAAGTTTGTATTTTCCACCAGCATCAATACCCAATTGTTTCTTCTTTTTATCTCTTATCTTAATATCTCTTTTGTCAGAAGCCTTCATCTTTTTTGTGGCTCCTTTGTGTTTCTTACGATAAGAGATAGCTTCCATGAATTCGGTAAATGTTTTCATATTAGTATCCTGCTCCGCCTGTTACAGTACCAGCCGCATAAGGTGCAAATCCTATAGTAGCGTTCTTTTCATAATTAGGAGTACCATATCCAGCACCCTTTTTAATGGTAACTTGCATAGTCATTGAATCATCCGCAGCAGCACCAAATGATACTACTTGAATATCTCCCATGACATTACTACCATCTCCAGCAGCTGCTCCCATAGTAACAGGAATAAAGTGATTTGTTGAATCCCAAACACCACCACCTGTAAAGAAACCAATATCTTGATCTGCTGTTCCACCATTGTAAAACATATGCACGCTGTGACCTGTAGATACTGACCATTTTATACCTGTGACTGATACACTTTTAGTAATATGAGCTCCTGCAACAGTTCCAGAAGTTGTTATCGTGTGTGTTCCCGATACCGAACCTACTATAGCCTCAGTAGTGCCAGGGAATGAAGACCATCCTACAGGAGTTGCATCTGTAGAACTAGTACATCGATAAACTGTTAATGTATTTCCTCCAAGTGTATGATCTTGAACTACCATACTGATAGAATCTGATGTTACAATTTCTCCAATACAAAATTTATCTGTTGCCGATGATACTGCTGATAATGTTATTGTAGCCAATCCATATGTTGCCGCACTAGAGTCAAATATGTTAGTGGCTGAAATCTCTGTTCCATCTGTAGCATATCCATCGACATGAACTACGGCTTCGGTCGCGGTATCGACTAATGATCTTGTTGCTACTGTATAAGCCATTTATTATTCTCCATGTGCTTTTCCAAGGACTTTCATAAAAGCTCTCTCCGTCCTTTGGATTTGATTAACAATTCTTTTTTGTTCTGAGGATTTTAGCCCCTCTATATATTTAACCAAAATCTCAGCAGTCATCTGATCTAATGGTATTTTTGTTCCATCATCAAGTTTAATTTCTGTATCTTTTTTTGTTTTGGACGCTTTCTTTAAATCATCCATCACACCCTCTGAGATAAATTCTCCAAATTTTAACAATCTACTATTTCTTCGTAGGAGTTTATCTGCCGCACTTGTATCTTTTCCTGTTACTTTACCTTGTGTACCTTGTTTTTTACTTTGTACTAATTTTGGATTATCTTTATCTCCTTCATTATTCCATCCACTAGGTGCTTTACCAACTAATTTAAAATATTCATTAGCTTCACCTTCATCTTCAATCTCTCCGGCATCACCTTTTCTTCGCAATTCCTGTTCTGGATCATCCTTTTTGTCTACTGGTATATCAGACTTAGTATCTGATGTATCACTATCATCACTCGGTTCAGAGGGTTCTTCAGGTTCATCTGGTTCCATTTGTTTCTTTAATAATTCTATTCCCTTACGTTCCTTAGCCTTGGTCATAGGTTCGTCTGGACCCATACCCAATGCATCCCTCATTTTTTCTCTTGCAGCTTTCTTATCCCTCGACTTCTGTAATGTATCATATTTTTTCTGAGCTTCTTTTTGTGCTTTGTAAACTCCATCTGAATCTAAATTAGCCTCTTTACCTTCTAATGTTTCTATTTCAGTATATTCTTCACCTGTATCTGGGTCAATTTTTTTAATTTCAATTTCTACACCATATTCTTTATTTGACTTTTTCTCAGCCTGACTTTCTCTATAACCCTTTATTTTTTCCTTGGTTCTCTTAAATGCTTGATAACCTCCCC